CTATTGTAAGAAATTGCAATCTATTTTCCTCATAATCAAAGTTATCTGGATCTATTAGTAATGGTAATTTAGAGGCCATTAAATATGACTCTGCTAAAAATCCTTGATTACTGACATCACTATCAGCAACTCCATCATAAACTATATCTAAGGTTATCTCATAGTATCCATCAGGAAAGTAAGTTGAATTTAATTGAGTTGTACCGTTTAATAGTTTATTTGGATATACCTCAAAATAAGAATTTAATGAGTCTCCAAATAAAGTAATATAGGTTCCACCTAATCCAATATCAGATAAAATATCATAAGTATAGGTATCTCCAAGATACTCTATATTTAATACAGCAGAAGAGACTAAGGCGTGATTAAATAAACCACCCCATACAGTTAAATCATATAATTTAAAATATGAAGCATCTTCCTTTTCAATAACTTCTATAATTAATGCCATTATTATTAAAATTTAGTTTTGTCAACTCTACGAAGCCATCCCTTTAAAAAAACTTCTAATTGTGGTTTTTTTGTAGCAAGACTCATATAAAATAATTTTCTTCGTTGTTTAAATCTATCCACTATATCATAGTTTACATTATTAACAACAGTAGTAGTTATTTTTCCTATCTTACCATCATCTTCTACTCCAACTAATCTCTGAAGAGTTTTTATAGATACTCTTATACCAGCATTAACTCCAAAATCAAAAACTTGTAAAACAAGGTCTTTATTAACAAATTTAATTAAATTCATTGGAAGCCAGTAGTCTTTATAATAAATTGCAAGGGCTCGTTCTTTCGTCATGTTTTTAATATCTTCATCTGGATAGAATCTCCTTGCAATTCCATATTTCATCTCACTACCCATGTTAGTTTCACCTCCTGGGTCACTAGGATGATTAATGTATCCACCTTCATTCTTAAGAATTATTTCCATACAAGATAAGAAGATTTCAGGGTACTTAACTCCCATAACTCTTCTAATCCAGGAAAATCTTTTAATCCAAGAAAACATATGGCACATGATGAAATTTTTACAAAAATAAAAAATTATTTCTTAAAAACCTAATTTATAATTAGAAATTATATATCAGTTTCTAATACATTACATACTAAAAAACAATAGGGGAAGATATAACTCCTCCCCCACCATTTTTTAAATCTAATTTGCAAAATTATGCTGTACTACCATCAACCGATGTAAGCACAGTATCAAATTCAGATACTTCATCAAAACCAGTTTTTACAGCAATATTAACCCTGTATTTAGATACTGGTTGTTGACCAGAAGCTACATTTATATATTTTGTATCAGTAACTTCAAATGAGAACAATGCATAAGTATCAGCGGCCACAGCACTTTGTAAGTACTCAGTTCTAGGATAACGGGATACTTCTCTTGTCTTATTCTGAAATTGAGTGTAAACTTCTTGAGCAGCTACTAACTGATATGTACCACGACCTATAAAAGGTTTAGTAGTGTAAGTTACAGTAGCTGTACTGAAGTTTTCATTCGGTTGAATATCAAAACTAACCACAAAAGGCTCATCATAAAGAGGATTAAATTGAGCATCAGTAAGACTGATACCAGTAAATTTAAGACCCCAATTACCTTCAGTAACAGATTCAATTAAATTAGCCGCAAGAGTAGCATTAGTAGCACCTTGATATTTTTGATCAAGAGTATAAATACGAGCAGCAGCTGCACCAGAATCATGTCCAGTTACAACATAACAAGGGAAAGTTTTATTAGTAGCACCAAGTCCACCTAATCTAAGAATAGTTCCTGCAACTACTAAAGCTGTCATATCCTCACTAAAAACAATAGTGTTTCCACCATTAACAACGGATGCAGTGGCTGTACCAAGAGCATTAGCAACATCTCCTGCATTTACTCTTTCAACTTTAATAGGTTTAATTGGTTGACGATCTAATACAGCAGTAGCAGCAACCGCAAGACCTGAAGCAACTTCACTTTGAGTTGCAGTAGAGTCTGATTTATAAGGAATGGTTAACATCATAGGACTATTATTAAGCATACCAAAAGTATGATTAAGAACAAGTCTTAATGAATAGTAAGTACTATTAGCGGCATCAAGAGAACCAGAAGTTGCATTATATCCAAAATAACTAACCTGTTCTACTCTGGCTGTTGTGGCCATGTATACTGGATTAGATATATCAGCAACTGTAAAGGGTTTAGTTTTATTTAAAACTCCTTTAGAATTCCTAAATATAAATTCATATTCTACTCCTGTTTCAAGAGCACCTTCTTCAATAGTATGATCAGATACTTTATAGAAACCTCCAGCATTATTAGGAAGTGATCCAATAGCAGCATTTGCATTTGTTACTGAACAAACATAAAGTTCAGTTTTCGAGTCTTCAAACATTTTATTAATGTATTAAGTTAAACAATTAAATTATCGAGTTTGTACTATTAGCACATAATCAATCTGTAGTATTTGAGTCGTAGTAGCATCACCATTACGAACCATAAAACTAGGAGCTAATTCAGCCATAGTAGCATAAGTAACACTTGTTAATGGAGTTCCAGCTACTCCATCAATATAAGGAGTAATAGTAGCGGAACCAGTTGCACCCCCATCAAAGTAAAATCCTAACCTAGTCCAAGTGTTTGCAACTAAGGTTTTTAAAGAATTTGCACTTACTATATCTGTATTATTATCAGATGAGTTAAGAAAAATAGTTCCAACACCGGCATCAGTCTTTATAAAGACAATACCATTAGCAGGTTTATTATCTGCTACAGCACTAAGATCTTCTGTTTCTATAAGACCTATAGAAAGATCTAAATTAGTTACATCAGAGGCGGTACTTCTAATTCTGGTTTCAAACCAAAGCTTTTTACCAGCTGTAAGTTTAAAACTTTCATTAGCTAATACAACTTGAGAAGCACTATCATCATCTGTAGCACCATTAGTAAGTGTCATAACACCTCCTATTGCATCAGTAATAACTTGAGTGTTTCCACCATCAGTTTCATATACAGTCCAATCTGCATTGATAGCTCCACTAGCAGCACCACGATCAAAGTCGTCAAAAAATTTATGATATGCTGATGGTAATGCAGTAGATGGAATACCAGAGAAAGTATTAGTTAGAATTGTACCAGTATCTGCATATGAGTTCAAGGCATCTACTAACACATTATACCAGTAGTCATACACCGGAAAAAATGGTGGATTATCTACAAAGTTGTCTTTTGTTAAACGTTCAAATAAAGCCATATTAAATTATATTAAATTAAACAAAAAATTATTGTTTTGAAAATTCAGCTAATGATAACTGATATCCTTGTGCATCTGATACTGACATTCTTGCTAATGTAACTGCTTCTTGTACTATATCCGAATGTATTCCTTCATTTAATAAACAATTATGTGCAGTATCTATTGGGTAATTATCAGGATGTTGTACACCAATTATATAATAACCACTAACTAAACTACCATCTGTTATAAAAACCGGAGTATTTTCATACTGCAATATCCAAAATCCATCTACTGCATTAGGTGTTCTGAAAGGATTCTCAATATTCTTCCTATAAAAATCATAATTGATTTTAATTAAAGGAATATTAGAAGTAGTTGACGTAGTCGCATATTCATCTAAAATCCAAAAATATGTAGCATCAAATACTTTTCCTACAGGAGGAGTTACATTCAAACAACGAGCAGCAGTACCATCTGTATTTTTGAAATGTGTATTTATAGTAAAAGCAAGATAACTATCATCTCTTACCAAAAACTCAATAGCTAATTGATTAAATGCATTCTTATTAATACCATCTTGTAAAATACGTCTTACTATCTTTCTCTGAGCAGCAGTAAGAATATATCCCCATTCAGTAGCTGTAAATCCAGGAGCATCACTGCTATTGATTGACTCATATAGCAGTTCAGCTTCCCTTCTCATTTCAGTAAATGTCATTATTTACTAACTTTTATCTGTGCTGCAATTTTAAGATATATATCTGCCTTAATTTCTTCAGCACCTGTTAAATATGCAATTAATTCATTGTATGTATATGAAACGCCTTCTCCAGGAATATCATATTTATTTCTTGCAGATTTTATAATAGCCCCAGCTCTTATACCTTGAAGTATAAAATTCTTTATTTTTGCTTCAGGATCATTAATGATTTTAAGAGCCAGGTCTACTTCTTCATCTATAACTTTCTTAACTTCCTTCTTTAACCAATCCTTATCAGCATCATCAGGTACTTGCTTCATTTCGTTTTTCTCCATGTAGTAAACCCCCATGAAATCTTTCATAGCTTTCGTTGAATTCTGAATTGATCCTAAATAAGTATAAGCCTCAATAGTTTTATTAGTGTCAGTTTGTTCTTTTTCTTCAGCATATCCTTCATCAACTAATGCAAATCTATATTCTCCTCTGGCAGTTCGACTCTCCCAATTAGGAGCTACAAAAGATTGTAATTTAGTTACTCGATATCTTAAGTTGTCTAAAGGATCTGCCAGATTAAAAATATAACCTTCATGCATAAGATTATAATCTTTTATTACCTTCACAAAGAATGTATGCCAAAAATTATCTTTCTTCTTATTGACATTTAAATCTATGTCCAACGCTTCTTCAAAGAATGTCTTTTCATCATCACTATTAAAGGGATTAACTAAAACCCCTAATGGATTCTTAGGTAATTGAAACCAGTTTCCAGCTCCTTCATATTGAAAGTATGCTACGTGAGTAGGAGATGAAATCATCTTTCCTCCTCTAACCACTGGTTTTAAAAATACCTTCTTGTTTTGTAAATAACCTTTTCTAAATGCTTCTTCTTTACTAATTGTACTCATTTCTGTAATCTTTAAATTTATATTAACAACCTTTGCCTTTACCTTTGCCTTTACCTTTTTTTGCCATAATCATCAGTTTAACTTAATAGTTTTGGGGGAACTAGAATCAGCTCCCCCTAACTATCAAGAATTATTAACGAAGAATAGAAGGGAGAATACGTGCAGTTTTCTTCGGATTAGTGATTTTAACTCCACCGATGAACCCCTTAAACACAGAGTAACCATCAACCGAAGTTGCCATCATCCTAGGATCTGTACGCTTATTATATGGAGAGAATGGATCACGAAGTCCTGGTATATAACCAAAATATTCTTCTTCATCTTTCACACTCACCTTACTGATATTGGAAGTTCCATTAGTCGTACCAATATCAAAAATCTCATAAATATATGAACTAGCAAGTCCACCGTTTGGATGCCTTAATGTATTAGGATAACCATCCTTCATAGGATCAATAGTAAGTTTAAATTTAATACCATTAACACCCACATAATTAAGGAATTGGCCTTCATCTAAAGTAAGTTTTCCACCTTCAGCCCTAATATTGAAATTAGCATCTAAGTAAGTAATAGAATTCGCTTTATTAACAGCATCTTTATGGAATTGATATGCACCATATTCACCTGTAGATATAACAAATTCTCTCTTATCTTCAGGTATCTTACCATAAGACATATCCATAGCAAAGTCAGTAAGCATATCTAATGAGAATGTACTATAGGTCATTAAGTTCCCATATTCCATTTGCTCATACATCCCATATCCAGAACGAATTACATTACCACTTTCACCATTATGTCCATAAGTACCATCAGATAATTTATTGGATTTACCATAAGCAATTAATCTAGCTTTGTCTCTTTCAAATTGTACATAGAAGTCCCATCCAAGTTTGTCAATCCAACGAGTTTGAGTTTTGCCATATTGATCAATGAAAGCAAATGCAAGAGGTTTGTTTTTACCTTTAGAAATCATATTACCAGGAACCTCATAATTCTTACGAATCATTGATAAGGTATTTTCCATTTGGTAAGGAGCAGTATGATGAACACCATTACCTCTCTTCGAGAGTTCTTGTTCAACCATACCAAAGAGTTCTGACCACATTGTATTGGCAGCCAAATCAGCGGCTAATACCCAAAGTGTGTCATCACCTGAGAAAAGTTGTACTTTATATCTCCATGTATTTCCAAACTGAACCGGATCTTCAAGAACCCTTAATTGATAAACTTCTGGTTTATCTCCCACAATATGAGATGTAACTTCAAAATATCTTTCAGGAAACCACATGTAGAAGATACCTCTAGTAAGACCAGCCTGAGCTGCATCTGTAACAACAGTTGCTCCTAAAGAGTCTGTGGTAGCTTTGATAAGAGGAATACTACGTTCATCAGATCCTTGTAAGAACCAACGATAAACTACATCATCATTAATATATTCAGTAGGCAGACCATTAACAAAAGAGACAAAATTATCTGTACCAACATTCAGTTCGTATAGACGATTCATAGTCTGACTTATCACTTCTGGTTCTTGCATACCTAACCACCCAAGATGGCTTTCTCTTGTTAATCCACTCCAATGTTTCGGATCAACAATTTGCAACGGTGAAATTTTATTCATATTTTATAATTGTTTAAAAAGATTTTATTTACTAAAAATCCCCCGCATAGAATCAATGTTATCTTTACTAGTTTTATCTTGTTCAGCATTAACGATAACCGGTGTTCCTGTAAGAGATCCTGTATTTTTCTTTTGTTTAAGAACTTTTTCAAGCTCAGAAACTTCTTTAGTTGTCTTAGCCAAACCAGCCTTTGTCCAAGGTTTTCCTTTTTCAAAGAAGCCAGTCTCTAATAAATAAGCTAATTTTGCATCAAAAAATATAGGATCTTCTGCTCTTTTTGCCCAAAGAGAATTTGTAATTCTTCCCTTACCATCTTGTACTTCTTTAGTA